TAGTACTGCAAAGTTAAACAACAACATACTTCCCTGCGTTGCTGACCCTTAACTTGTTTAGAGCCACATACCGCATCGCATCGCAGGCGTGGTTGAAGGAATCAATCGGGACCCCCGTGTTCTTGCCCTCTTTGTCGGTCGCCCAAGTGTAGGACCGCAGTTCCTTGATGAGGTTTGTGCTATCCTTGGTAACCTGCAACTTGTAGCGTTTCAGGATGTCAATGCCGTTCCTAACCGAGTCGGGACCCTTTTCGGCAGGCTTGATGTTGAAGCCTAACCGATAGATTTCCTCGATGCTCTTGGGTTCTGCTGAATCCGCAACTATCTCCCAAGCCCGTGTAATGCCCAAGGACCGCAGTTTGTCTGCGATGTCTTGGTTGGTTAGACCCGTAGCGTAGAGCAGTTCCTGAATGAGCAGGCAGTCCCCTTGGCGGTAGATGGCGACCAAGGCCGTAGGGTCGTTGCTAAAGCCCCAGTCAAGTCCAAGGGCAACGAATTTCGCTCGGCTGACATCAATACCCTCCACGACCTCGAAGTCCTCGTATATCGCACCCTGAAGTGTTCCTACTTGACCCAATCCGTACACCTTCCACCAGTTGGCCCAGTATGCAGAGGTTTCGGCTTTGGTGCGGTTCAGTTCGATGTCCTTGCGGATGGTATCAGGCAGGGCCTCGTTGTCCTGATAGGTCAGGATAAGAAGTTCGGAATCCGCTTCCCTTAAAACCTCCGTGTGCGCCCAAAACTCATGGGTCGGGTTGAAGTCGATGTAGATGACCTCGCTGGTACGGATGGCGAGTTGGTAGTAGGATTCAAAGTCGATGTTGTTTGCCTCGTTGATGAACAGGACCTGCCTTCTTGCACCCCGGAGCCTTGCCTCTTGGTCAGCCGAGAAAAACTCAATGGTGCTACGGTTGGCGAACTGGTAGGTCAGCAGGGTCTTGTTCCACCTTGCCGGAACGAAGATGCCCTTCGCAATCATTATCTTGATGAAGTCCCGAATCGCACCCCTCCGAAGGTGAGGCACGGTTTCCCCTACGATGCTGATCTCGGTCTTTTTCCTGCAAGCCTGCTTGATTAAAACGCAAAGGATGCTGAAGGTCTTGGATGCCGATGTCCCTCCTTGGATGACCCTCTTGCGTTGGGTCAGCGATTCAATCTTCCGCTTGGCGGTGGTGTTTATGACCTTCATTCATCCTCGGTCCATTGCTCGATGAACACTTGATTCTCTTGCTTGTCCACAAGTCCAAGCAACCTTGATGCAATGTTGCCAGCATATATCCCTGCACTTGACCCCTCCAGCATATCCTTGTCGCAGGTTGCCCTTATGCGTGAAATGATAGGGATAAATTGCTTGTGGTGTTCGTGTTCGGCCTTTTGATAAAGCGATAAATCAAAACAAACACCATTCTCCGCAAGCCATCCCTCAAAACCTCGAAAGGTCAATGGCCTTTCTTTTCTGCGATAAATCTCTTTTCCATCCTTCCCGACATAATCATGAACTTGGTATGGATTGGCCTTATTCTCGGCACGATACCGCTCAAAAGCCTCCCATAGTTCTTCGGGGGTATTCCAAATTGGGGGTCGGCCTGCCATCAGTATTCAATTTTGTCTATCAGTTCGTCAATCTTGTCCACGATTTTCATCTTGACCGCAAACGCATTCGGGGCATTGGATTCATCCACCGCTCCGATGCAATCGCAGAGGGTAGTAATCACCATCATCAGCGAATCCATCCGAGCCTGCACTTGGGCTTCGTCATCTTCTTTAGCCTTCGAGTTCGCCAAGTTCCCGGAGTTTATTCCTTGACCATGAGAGAGCCGACTTACCACCCCACAGGAGGTAACTGATGTAACCGCAGTCCGAGGTATCGTCTGCATTGTCGTAGTAGGTTTCTGCCCTTGACAGGTAGGAGTGCATCCGTTTGATGGTTTCAACCGATATGGCTTCCCCGTTGGCTAACTGCTGCGCCCGGACCTTGCCTGTCTGTGTCGCACACTTGTTCCCGTTCCTCTCGTTCAACTCGATGCCTCGCTTGGCGTTGGAGCGAATGCCCTGCCCGTAGTCGGAATAGGACTCAAACTTTTGGCGGTTATGTTCTGCCCAAAGTGAGCCGCAAACGGCAAGCCGTTGAGCCGTATCGGGGAACTCCGTTGTCGTTGAGTTGTTGGACATACAGCGACCGATGAAGCCTTCCTTGGTTTCGTTATCGTTAGGGATTGGTAGGGGCATTCAGGGGGTGGGTTATGGTGTTTTGGTTGACTTCGAGGAACAGGTCCGCTTGTAGGTAAATGTATTGGAGTGCCGATTTTACGCAGTCAGCGCACCACCAATTCGTAGGAGGTCGGCCGTGAGCGGTCAGGATGGCTTGCAGTTCCCCAACCGCATCGGGTGGTAGGCGCATGGTTAGCGATGCGATATACTGGTCCCAATACTTGCGGTGCTTTTGGGCCACGATGAACTGGTCGGTGGTCATTTGTAGGTCCATTCCCGGATAATGATTGCGGTGGCTGAAGATGCGAGGCCGAGGATAGGGGCCAAGTACCATTGACAGGTCGGCAGGGTCAGGAGGACACCCATCCAAAACCCAAAGCAGGTCATGCAACTAAAGGGCTTCCGCTTGGCGAAGGGCAAAGCGTAGAACCATTGCGGAAGGACCCGGAACTCCACGACCGCAAGGGTAGCGAGTGCGCTAATCAGGATTGGAAAGACCAGTATATCCATTGGCTTCGATTGCGGTTTTGATTTTAGCCTTAGCCTGTTCGATGGAGTAAATGATGCTCCGGTACGGGATGCCCGTTTCACGGGACATCGCCTTCATGTTCCCGGTCTGCATGAGCAGATTCAGCAGTTCCTTGTCGTAGGGGAACGCTCCATCCTTGGCCCATGAATCCATCTCTTGCTGGGCGATGGCCCAAAGGTCATCAAGCAGGGTGTCGTAGTCCTTCCCTTCGGCTGCTGCTTCGGGGTCGAGTTCAGTCCGCTCGTCATGGTGGCGGTACTTCTTGGCGAATTGGTTGTTGTTGCCCCGGTACAGGTTCATGATGAGGCGCACGATGTAAAAGCGCAGGTAGCCTTGGACCTGCATCTTGATGATTTTGTCGGGGTCTTTTTCGAGCAGAATCAGGACGACCTCTTGCTCAAGGTCCTTCCAAAGCGGATTGCCACCCGTAATGGTCAGGCAAGCCTTACGGATTTCACCGCTTCGGTAGAGTTCGAGGATGATTGATTCTGCGTTCAATGATGTAAAGATGCAAAAAAGAAAGCCGGGTTAATTACTCCCGGCTTCCTTCCGAATCTCACGGACTGCCTATTATCGGGGGCTGACCGACTACCTAAGTAGCACCTACACAAAGATATAGGTGGCTCAAGAATGTTGCAAAAACTCCTTGACCTTGTTGAAAACCTGTGAACGTAGGTACTTGAGTTCAGGTCGCTGCCTCATGTCGTTCGCAAGGATTTCGATGTTGTGCATGACCGTTGCGTGGTCCCGGTTAATTATTCGCCCGATGTGGGAGTAGGTGTACAGGTACTCTGAGTAAGCGATGTCGGCAAAGATTGAGCGAGCCAGCACGAGTTCACGGGTCTTGACTTCGCTTGTGATTTGGTCAGGGTTGACCCCAACGACCTCTGCGGTGTAGCCGAGGATGGTGCGAGTGATTAGGTCCATTTAAAACGGGTTAGGGGGTAGTGGCATCCAAAACAAGCCTTCGGACAGGAACCACGATTCGCCCTCCCAAACCCATCGGTCAGGTTCTTTAAAAGCGATGATTTGGTAGCCATCCCTAATGTAAACCAATACAGGGTCGTTGCCCGTAGGCATCCGCTCGGAGCATTTAATCCATTCCATCTTCATGCGTTTTTGGCTTGGAGGATGCGACCGAGCAGGGTGTAGTTCACTCGCCATTGGCGGATGGTTTCGGAATGGTCGGGTTGGGTGCAGTTCACGCATTCCTTGCGGATGTGAATCTGCCAGCGTCTGAAATCGGTGGGTGTGGTTTTCATGGGTTTGGGGTTTGAGGTTAACGAATAAGAAGGTTGGTGGTCATTTCTGACTTAAAAAAATCTCGTACAATTCTTTAGTAGTTGCTTGAGAGTATGTTTCATTACTCCACCTGTATTTTATCTCCCCATTAAAAGACACAGGATAAAAATCCCATTCATACAATTCAATCCATTCGTGAAAATCGTCAAGCAATTTGTCGACATTCAATTCTTCAATATGCTTCTCCAAAGCCTCAATGTAATCAAAGACGTTGAGCATATCGCCTTGGTCGGTTGGCTGGGTGTAGTGTTCTCGGAGCGGTTTCATAGGTTTGGGGTTTATATGGGACAATTTGCGTGGTTTTGGGTATTTTATGACAGGTTATAGGCTGACGATGGGGGAGGTTTTGTCAGCGTGTAGGCTGACGATTTGTAGGCTCGTTGTCAGGTTTGAACTGACCGAGGCGATATGATTTATCATTCATTATACCCGATAATGGTGCTTATTGAACGGTTTCTCATACATTATACCCGATTGCGTATTAAACGTGGGTTCGTGTTTCCGAATCCCAAATCTCGGTATATTTGAAATCCTCCCAACCAATTTTCCACTTTTCTTTGATTTCTGCTTCAAAACTTTTGGCCTCTTCCAAGGTGTCAAAGTCCTCCTGAAAATCACCCATCGCTACTTCGGGATAATAGGCATCACCTGCAAATACTAAAAATCGTTTCATGGGTTTAGGGTTTGGTTGGGTTCACGAATGAGCGAGTTATGCAAAAGGCGGTTTAGGCAACTCTCTCCAACAAATAACCTCCTTTGGATAACAACTCCATCTAAATTGAAGGAATCTACCATCAGAATAACTACCTTCTGCCATTCCTTGCTCTGACCAAATTAAAACGCTTCTACTGTCGTTTGGTGGATTATCTGAACTAAACCACCCATCGCATAACAGCACATTGGCGTTATTACTTTGTTCTCGTGTCATTTTATTTAGGTTTTAAGGTTTGGTTGGATTCACGAATGAGCGAGTTATCGTTAATTTAAAAGACTATCAATATCAGCCGTTGGTAGTGGCTTCAAATCGTAACTTTCATGTCTAATTCCGCTTGCTTCCAATCTATATAAGTTTCCGTCTTTGTCTTTCAATACTTTACCATCGTGTTTCCATTCGCAACCTTGAAAAACTACCGCTAACAACAAGACGGTAAAAGCGATGGTGAATCGGTTAATTGAAAATTTGTGTTTCATGTGTATAGTTTTTACTTGTTTTCTTTATATGTTTTTTAAACGTGTATAGGTTTTGGCACTTTTCTTTACATTATAGTTTGAAAAAGTTGATACCTCCCACACGAATCGGTCAGGGTCTTGAGTTGCGGTCCGAATCCGTTGCTTCGGGATAGGACGTACTCGCAGGCGTTCCCCTTGGCTCGGACCTCAATCACCCTCCAAGGGCGGTCGTTAGTGCAAGCGGTCAGCAGGAGCAGCAGTAGGTATCGCATGAGGCAAATATACACAGGAACTACACACCTGCAACCACTCGCTGAAAATCCTCCACGCTGCGAATTACCTCGTAGCGATACCCTGCCTCTTGGACCACACCCTGCCACCACTTTTGGGATAGGGACTGCTTGCCCTTCTCGGCTTTGAACTCAAGCATCACCGCACCGGTAGGCGAGAGCCATATCATGTCGCTGACCCCTGCGACCACACCCATAGCCTTCATCACGCTTCCGGCATAGGCATTCGGTGCGTTGTTGTTGACCGTGAATAATCGGCCACGCTGGTCGGGAAAGTTGTTCCAATGCCATTGGAAGCACTCGGCTTGAAGTTTGAACTCGGACATCATGATTGAAAAACTTTGAATCGCTTTGCGTTGTGGTAAAGCCAACCCCTACGCCATCCCATGTGGCTGACAAATTCCTCTGCTTCTGCACGGGTCTTGCAGTTGTGCAGCACCCAAAACGGACTGATGACCTTGGCCTTCGCCAGTTGAG